AGTGCGCCATGTGCGCTCGACATTGCAATCTGCAGAGGGTCGCCACACATATTGCGGGTGACCCACAGGTATCCACGGCAGAGCCATGGAGCTAAACCTAAGTCCGTTGAATTCGTTTTGCATGATAGTTTGCCTCACGTTATTTTCTTGAACGCAATGGTGCCGACAACATCGCCACGGTGGACGATGTCGTACCAGTCACCCTCTTTGGTGGCACCTGCACGCTGCATGTCACTCAACATGACCGTCATCGAACGGCCCAGTGTCGAGATGTACACAACGCGGTTGGGCTCATCGACGGACAGCCACTCAGTGTCCTTGTCAATGTTTACGCCCAACTCCTCGAAGCCACGCACGAGTTTTGTCTCGATGCGTGTCAGTCGGTTCATCAGTTCTTTTTCTAGGTTGTTGCTCATGTGAATCCTTGGTAAGTCATAGCGCCACCTTGACCCGTGTACCGAACGGCTCTTGTGGATGGCTGTAGCCGATGTCGGCCCAGATCATAGGAAATGGCGGCTCCTCGCACTCGCGCAAGTCGCCCTCCATGTCAGTGAAGAAGATCATGCCGCAGTAGCGCTCGTCGGTGTTGGCGAAGTGCTCGAACACAGGCTGAAAGCGTGTACCGCCACCGCCCTTGGGCTGCAGCACCAGCGGGTCATCGCGCTCGAAGCGCTCGACGTGAGTCACTACGTAGTCGCAGTACACGACCTCAACGAACGATGGCTGCAAGTCGTCAACGATGGCCTGAATCTCGGCAGCGATCTGGTTGCATTCCTTTGGCCCCATGGAGCCCGAGGTGTCGAAGCCGATGGCCAAGCCACCCAGTGCGTCAGAGCGCAGCGATGGCAGGTACAGGCCGGAGCCGATGAACCTGCGTGATGGTCGTGTGTATGTGTAGTCGGCAGCGCATGACTCGGTCATCATGGAGCGGCACACATCTTGCCAGCGAACCATGGGCTCACCTACACGCTCAAGCACACGGTCGATCATGCTGGAGCCTTGGCCGCAGTCCTTGGCCATCTTGGCAGACGCAACGATGGTCGCTTCCATGTCCACACGGGTCGCGTCATCCTGAGCATCCTCAAGGTCGCCAGTGCCATCGAAGCCACCGCCCATGCCGTCATCCTCATCACCCTCGTCGCTGTCACCAGCACCGCCGCCCTTGGACTTCTGCTGCTCTTGCTGCTGCTCTTTGATCTTGTTGTACACGTACTCGGAGCTGTGCTCTTCACGAACCCAGCCGAGGTGCACGCCACCTTTGGGAAGTTGCCAGCCACGGGACTTGATGTATGCGTTGATGAGTGCATCGTTGGCGTAGTTCCAGATGCGTGGGTCGCGGCCCTCACGACGCCACATGTGCATCATCACGATGTGGCAGGACTCGTGCAGCACGAGGCCGAACAGCTCCTCGTCAGTGAGGGGCTCGCAGAACTTGGGGTTGTACCGCACCCATGTGCCGTTGGTGCCAGCAGTGGACACCTTGTCAGAGACCTCGCGCTTGACGCGGGTCATGACTGCAGCGATGAACGCCTCACGCAGTCCGAGCTTGCTGTATGCAAGGTCAAGTCGATCCATAAGTGTTGCCATGATTTTCTCCAGTGAATAAGTGAATCAGTCGTTGTCGAGAGCGAAGATCGCCTCGACGTATAGTTTAGCAGAGTCAATGTCATCGTGCCAGCTCAAGTCTTGCCCGTATTTCACAGGCGTGAACATCACTGGAACCTTGTCTTTCTGTCTCTGCCTTGTTGCGTAACCCACCCAGTCGAATGAGTTGACGTCAGCAAAGCGCCGGTACTTGAAGCTACCGTTGGTGTCGGTGGCGATATGAACACGTGCAACCCACGCACCATGCTTGCCTTCATGCCACTCCAGTTGTCTTAATCCCATGGGATTACGCTCCATGCTCTAACGTGAACAGAGACTCGACGTACAGCTTGGCCATGTCGTAGTCATCGAACTCTCTGATCTCGTCGAAGTTGTTACGTGTCACGACCCAACCAGTGGCACCATCGGTGAACAACCCGAGGGCATCGTAGAGTGGGCGCACCACAGCGAACGTCTCACGCACAGTGTAGGCGTTGCCGCGCTTGTACTTGGCGCTTGCTTCAGTGTACGCATTGAAAACAGCGCCTTGCCTAGACCACGCAAGCGTGGGCCTGCCTTGTATCGGATGCTTGACTGTCGCCATCACTTCATGCTGAACGCAGACTGATTGGCCACGGCCCACTTGGTGAATGCAGGCGACTTGGTGATCGACTTGTCACGCTTGTGTGCCAGCTTGATCGTCAGGGTCTGCACCTCACCGGGCATCTTCTCCAAGAACTTCCATGC